TGTTGGTAACTAATTGTGTTAATGTTGTTGCCATTATTTCAGTCCTTTTTCGTTTAATTCACTTACCCTTTCCTCATAACTACCACAAGCAGCCTTCCAAGATAAGTATGTAATTATCTCATACAACTTGGTTAATAAAACGCTGTTTATTGGCGTTTCAGTAGGCATTGTAAAAATACCTGATTTTGCTGTATCATATATGGTATTTAACCAACCATACCCATCTATTGTGCCTTTAGCTGCAATTCTTGCTTTTGCTGAGCCTTCATCTGATCTGCCTGAGAGATTAGGAAAGTCAGTGTCAATTTTTGTTCTAACTTGGTCAAAAAAAAACCAATATCCCAAATTGTAGCCATATCAAGTTTTCTAAACAGAATTGCCCTTTGATCTATTACAGTGTCATTTAGTTTTTCTGTTTCTCCTTCTTTCTTGCATAGTATAGCTACCTGTCTAGGCATTATTTCTAATCTTCCGTTTTTAAGAAGCTTAGTTTGTAATTCTAACTGTTCAGCCTCAACATATCTACCGAAAGATGATTTTGCCATTAAATCTTCAGGTAAAAAGAATTTTTGATCTTCAATAGTGAAAGATCCTATATTAATAGGATTATATTCTTCATTTAGATAAGAAAGGTGCTTCATTATATTATTAGCATCTTCTAAGTCTATCATTGAGATCTCTTCGTTACTCATATTACACCAGTACGCTAATATCTTAGTGTTATCTTCTAAATCCTGTAAAGCGTTCTCTAATTGAACGTCATCAGATTCATTTTTTACTTCTTCTCTCTCTTTGAATTGCTTGCATATTTGAGCAAAGCCAAGAAACCTGTCGAAAGTTATTTGAGACCAGTTATCTGGTAGCTCTACGGTTTCTCCGTTTAATTGAAATTCAGCCATTAGTTTAAATGTATTTTATTTTCGTTCTCAGTCCAAGGTTGTATAATTAAACTTGAATTAAGTGATTTGATTGTTTTATGAATCAAAGATAACATTTTTTTTCTAAAAAACTCAATATCTTTATCTTTATTTTTACTTGGGGTTAATGAGGCAAAATATCCAGTTAAAGCCCAATAAACATTATTAGGAAGCGATAAATACCAGTCCTCATAGGTAGTTTCTCCGTCCATTGCAGAAACCCCTAAACTATTATGATATATTATTAAATTTTCTATAATATCCTTAAACTCATATATATCTTCCTCATACATTGTACATTCCTCAACAATCTCTTCAATTTTACTTAAAAAAGAAGAAACTATAACCGAGTGCATACTATTTAGGCAGTATATTTCTTTCGAGTCATTCATAATGACAATATAACGAAAATATTATGGAAGTTTATGGAACAAAAATATAGTTTTTACCTCCAAGCTACTATTCTATTACCACCCTTAAACATATATCTCATTCTCATCATTAGTGCGTCAGCAAAATCAGGAGAGTGCCCTAACACTGCTTTCATCTCTTTTTTAGATAAAATAGCTAGCTTTCCATCCATATCCATGTTTTTCCTCCTAACAACCTCTAATTCTTCAATAATCTTGTTTCTAAGGTCGGTATCATTGCATTTTATCCAGACATTACCTACATTTATCTGCTCTGCAAGCTTATAATAGCATTGAGTCTTTAGGTTTTGATAACTCTCTTTATTTAGTGCTTTGGCATTATTTACGAAAGGTTGGACTCCTTTCATGTAATGAGAGAGGTATTGACCTACTCCATCACTATCAATTATGATGTTTTTCTGTGGTACTTTGTGCAGATTAGCTAGGTTTCTGATCAGTTTCTCCACGTTATCGGCAGATGTCTTGTCTTTAGTGACTATCTCCTCTACCACCATGCCATTCCAGACACAAATCACTAATTTATCACTACCAAGCAGTGCAATATCACAAGAAAGGTACTTTTCACCGTCCTCTGCACCTACAGATGAGTTGGTAAACACGTTAAGTACAGATTCGTAGTCAAAAAGCCTATCTTCACCTGAATCATACTCCCAGTTACCATGAAGCAGTCTTTCTCTGGAAACAGGATCAAGTTTCCTCAACTGTTCTTCGTAAAATTCTGATATATGTGGGTTATCTGCTAATTTTGCTTTAACAAACTTCTTGTGAGTAGCTAAAGTACCATCTCTATCTTGTTTATAAAAGTCATACACCCAATTTTTCGCTGGATTGCACGACATAAGCACTTTTGGCCGTAATTTGTATTCCGATAGTTTATAACGAATCCTTGAGGCAACAACATTCTTTGCCTTTTCAGTACATTGGTTCACCTCATCTATAAAAGCTCCAGAAATCTCCAATGAACCAAGTGAATCAAAATTCGGATCAGCAGGGTACTGATAAAGATCCTTTAAAAGTATGGTGCTGCCATTTACGAACTCTATAACATTACTTTGGGCATTGAATTTGTAAACCTCCCCTTTTTTAACACCCCAATCGGAGCAAACCATGAAAAAAGAGTTGAGAGTCGTTTCTTTTAGCGTTTTTAGAACAGCTCTACCCATTAACCAACGAGTGCCAGGATAACGAAGGCAAGAATACAATAGCCAGGCTGCACCAAAATATGATTTCCCTCCTCCAGCACTTCCACCGAAAAGAACTTCACTCGTTTCTGTATCGTGAAGATAAGCCCAAGCTTTATCTTGTTTTTCTGTTGGTTTAAAGTCTATTTCCAAATTAACTTCTTAATTGGATCAACTATCAATTTAGCCAATAATAAGTATGTTACTAAAACAGGCATCATAGATACAACTGATAAAATTCCAAATACTATTTCCATAAAACCAATCTTGTAACCATAACCCTTCTCAAGTCCTTCTATAAATTTCTTCATTTTTTCTTTTTTTAATTATTATAATAATGTGTTCCAAAATCGATCTGCCGTTGACTCAGGATTTATCTTTTTAATTTCAGCAGGGAAAGCTCCAGAATCAACAAGGTCATTGTGCAGTTGAATATGACTAGGAACTTTGGCAGCAGAATTAGCAGACAAAACAGCAGCATTAACTCCTTCTACAAAATCAACGTCTCTCAAAACATTCATTGCCACAGAATCTGTTAATGAAGCTGTAGTAAATGAAGTTAGAGCTCCAGAGTAATCATGAGCAGTTATTGTTTGCAAGTCACTAAGCCAAGCACCTGAGTTAATTGTTTCCATTTCATCTATAGTGATAATATTGGCAATCAAAATCTTTTCAGAATTAAAAGTCATAGACCATCTTATTGAAACCCCTTCAACCAGTTCTTCAACAGAGTCTGAATCGGCAGCAGAGTAAAGATCCCTAATTTCCTTAACCTCTTTAACTGTTCCGTTAGACTCGGCCAAAATTTCAGTAGTAGTTCCATCTTCTTTCAACAACTTACTCTTAACTATAGATCCCTTGCTTTTAACGTAAGAAACCCCTCTGCTATCCAAAACAGTCTTCTTAATCATTCTAGTTATAGTCGGAGGTGATTGACCTGGCACTGTTTGTTTTGACAGTACATCAAATGTAAATGTTATCATTTTTTTAATTTATTTGTTGGTTATTATATTGCTAAAGCTTCCAATATATGTCATTTATTTTTATTATCTTCGTGCTTGTTAGTTTACTCTTTTTAATCTTTCAAACTCTTTGCTGTAAAATGCGAAACAAAGTTGAGCAGAGAACAGTGAAGTTGGATATTAAGGGTGGGTATATTATATCTCCTCCTTTGGAGGTGAGTAATTAAACACAAAACCTTCCCCACCACTAGTAACATCAACTCTATCTACAACAATCCCTTTCATCTTGGCTACATCTTGAAGTAACAATCTGCATAAATTCAAGTCTCCAGCCTTATATGCCTTACTATATAAATCTTGTAACATGATACCATGCTTATCTATTTCGTAATCTCTTTCTTCTGAAAACTGATTAGCGAAAGTCTCAAGAGCCTTTTTATAATAGATACTAGCCATCCTTCTTTTGATCCCCCAATGAGATTCACAATACTCCATTATGTCCGTATATCTAATCCCCCTGAGGATTAATTTTACAACTTCAGTTGTTCTTTTATAACTTACCAAAGTTGTAGCCTTTCCAGCTCCCTTATCAATGTTTAAATCATTAAGATCATACTTAACAACAGTAGAATCAATAATCTTTAAATCATCAGCCTTTTTAGAGGCTTTGGCATCCCTATTATCCTGCCTTTTTTGATCTCTTTCGTTCATAATTACCCTTTACACAATTTATGTACAATATAACTAAAAATAAATAGAATAGTTTGGAACAAAAATATATATTGTGCACTAGTGTAATAAAAGTTGAAAATCTGAAAATCTAGTGTGAATATTAGACTTGCTTAAAATTTGTCCTTCATTACGTAAATAATTAACTTTTAATATGTTAAATTATATATAATAATATAATATTTTTTAATTGATCGGCTTAATTTGTGGGCTTAATTGGTCGGCTTAATTGCTTTAATTGGTTGGCTTAATTGCTTAGCTTAGTTGATAACTTAGTATAATAGCTGATAGGATCAGTGTAAAATAGTATCTATAAAAGTATTACTTTGCATATATACCACCACCACCACCACCACCGCACCACCTGAAGCAAATAAGCACCATATAAGCGGTATAATATAAGCACCATATAAGCACCATATAAGACAAATAAGCACCATATAAGCACCATATAAGCACTGCATAAGATAAGCACCATATAAGCACTGCATAAGCTAAAAATAAGCATAAAAAAAAACCCTTATAAATAAGGGCTTTAATTTTAATATGTTTGTTTTGTTTACTTCATCCAGATACTAAACTCCTTCTTTAATCTATCGGCTTTATTGTATTGCTTGACCATGAACAAATTAGTTTGCATACTAAAGAAATCAACTATAAATTTATTTTGTGCTTGATCAGTACAACCGAATGAGCTAAGAAAGTCGCCTTTTTCAGTCCTTATATGTAGTAAGACCTGCAAAGGTTGACTTCCTTTTCTATCGTTTGTCTTTATCGAGTAAGTCAATAAGATATTTTCTTTTAACTCCTTAGGTGCTTTGAATAGTATTTCTTTATTATCTGCTTTTAATACTTTTAACTCTTCTAATTTGTTGATCATGCTTTTTAACTCTTCCATTTTTTTTTTATTTATTTGTTATTAATTGA